CACCGTTATTGGATAACCAATAATTCTATTTAATGTATCTGCACTAATACCACCGACTGCAGTGGCTTGTTCTATAACTATAAAATCTCCAGTTTTTGCACCATGACTTGTATCTGTAACGGTAATTGTTGTACTGCCATTTGTGACAACTAATGGATTACTTAAATTTGTAGATGTTTTTCTTAAAGGTGTGATATCATATAGAACGCCATTAAGTATAATATATAAATGATTATGAGTTCCTAATGCTATTCTATCTGAACCATCAGTATCTGCTCTCCAAAAAACAGCGTTCTTAGGTTTCCCTTGAGCCAATGTAGCATTTGTAGTATCTACATTATCAAAATAAACATCTTGCTCCCAACCACCTATTTTATTGGGATAACCATTTCTAAAACGTACCAAATTACTATCTACATAGAAAGGTCCATTTTTTCCTGCTGAATATTCTGTGATATCTTTTACAATACCAGAATTTAATTTTAATAACCTATAACTCAAGTTACTATATTCCCCATTCTATCACTTAATCGTTTCGCTCTATTAGGCACTTGTTTTGCCCACTTTGAATCTAACATTTGAATTTTTGCTTCTTCATAGTTACCTTCATCAATAGCTTTTCGCATACGAATAAAATTGGTCAATCTTGGGCGACCTAGATTAAACATCATATTTGCAATAATTAATTGTATTTCTTCTGGTTTGGTAAAAAAATCATCATACAATACAGTACAATCATCTATAACTTGCTCAATGTCTGCTAGAAAACACTCATCAACTCTTTCTTTGCTAACCTCTTGACCTACCTCAAAATCGTTTTCTGGGTCTGTAGCCTTACACAAATGCCCTATTCCAAAAGTTTTATATCCAATATGGTCTAAATATACCTCGTATTTAATACCTTCATCTTCAATAAGTTCTTTTTTTAGAGTTTCAATGTTCATTTAAACCTCATTTAAGTCTTCAATACCAGAAAATGCTGAATATTTAGAACCAGCAATATCCACATCTTCTTCAACCATTTGACAAGCAGGACAAATATATTTTACTGTTTTAATTTTGTCTTCTTTAACAACAATTTGTTTTTGCATAGATATTCTACATACATAACATAACTTCATTCTAATTTCGCCTTTTTCTAACTTGACAAACGTGTATCTTATAAAACCAATTGCCAATCTTTGTAAAAGGTTTGGATAAATTTAACCAAAACCATATCATTTTTTCATATTCTCTCTTGCAACACCTTTTGATTTTTCAAAACTTCTCATTCCACCTAATCCTAATAATGAAAGAGTTAACGTCATAAGTTCAGATGTTTCTAATTTTGGTAATATCACCTCTGGCAACCATATTGCTGTCGCCCATTCTGCCAAAGGCATAATAAAAAATTGTGTTAAAAGACCTAATGCACAAATCCACATAATAGCAGGCCTTGAGCCACTTACGAAAATGCTAGGGTGTTTAGCTTGCTCTTTGTTTATTTCTAATTGCCCTTTTGCAAGTTCTTGAGCATGATTTTCTGCCATCGTAGCCACTTGATGAGCCAATTCGTTTTTCTTATCTTTATCTTCTATAAATTTACCAAGAAGGTTTGATACAGGTCCAATTAACGCTTGTAACATGAACATTCCTTTCTTTTAAATTTACTATCTATAGATACTTTACCATAATAAATAACAAAAAGCCAAAAAGTAAATAAGATGCCTTCTACATAAGATAGAGTGTTCCAAGCATCTAAAATCATATTTTCCATTTTAATCTCCCTATTGGTAATTTCTCACATTTATATTTAGTTGATTTCCATAGTGGATAATATTTATGTACTTGTCTGCTTATTGAAAGCGCTCTTTGTTTACATTCTAATTCTGTTTCATATGGTCCCAATACATCTTCAAGTATTTTACAATTATTTGGTATCCCTATTACACATATTGTAACCAAAGTTTTAAACATTACTTACTTTCTTTTTTAGACATTTGATTAAAACCAATAAAACTGCCAATTACTCCCATATTAGAAATTACCCATATTTCTGCTATTCCACTCAAATGGTCAATTCTGTTAACTGGTATAATAGGAGTCATTAAAACAATTATAAAAATAGTTACAGATAAAGCAGAGAACCAAACTAAATATCTTTGTTGGTCTTCTTTTTTATCTCTATTTTCTAAAAGGATAAGTTTTTCTTTTATATCAAATTCTTTATCAGAAACTATACCATCATTATTAGTATCTAATTTTTCATATTTTGAGTTTTTTTGTAGTTGTTTTGACATATGCTTCTTTAATTTCCTCTATAGACCTTTTGCAACCTATACAAACATTGTTGATTAATTTACATATACCAACACAAGAACTCATCTAACTAATAAACCAATCATCATATTATACCCACTTAGAACCTTCAAACCATGCTACTAAAGACCTTCTAGTTCCTTTTGTGACTGGACTTATTTTATGTTGTAAATAGCTCGGAAAAATTAAAACAGTTCCTTTTTCTTTTGATTGTGTAGGTGATTCACATTCATTAAAAGTAAAATCTCCACCTTCATATTCAGCAGGATTGGATAATTGAACAGTTACAGATAACTTTCTATCTAACCCATCATTCCTATTCCAATCAATATCGTGATGCCAATTATAATGACCACCTTCAGTTGCTAAATATTCTGTAAATTGTATATCTGCTTTTTTGTTAATATTAACCTTAAAAGCATTTCTATTAGACATATCTACATAATCATATAATAAATTTAAAATTCTTTTGTCATTTATCCAAGCAACACGACTTTTTCTTACATCTTCTTTACTATTATTAAATGTTGATGCTTCCATAGTCTTACCTGCAATCTTAATAATATCATCAACTATAGTATCTGAGACTGCTTTCGTAAACATTTGCCAATTTTGTCTTATCATTCTGGTTTAGTCGGCCATGTTATTGTATTTGGAAAACCTGATTGCTGGGGTACATTAAGCAAATCTGTTCTGTATTGTGTCCAAGCATTTTGTTGTTCGGTTGTAAGTTCTGCCCAAAGTAAGGGATTATTTAATAAAACGTCAACTTCTGTTCCAAGAAGACTATTTCTAGTTAATCTTACAAGATTACCTACTCTTTCATCTTTTTCTGACTGTGTAATTCTTGTAAAATTTGTGCCTATTAAAGTTATCAAGTCACTATTATTTATAGTAGTATCAGTATCATGTGAGTGTAAACCGTATGGTATCCACCCATGTTCTGGGTGTTCTATTTCTAGCTCAAACTCTGTATCATCATCATTTATAGATAATGCATTTCTTATATTTGTTATTACGATTGACATTATTTTTGTCTCCCTTAAATTATGATACTCTACAATATACACCTACTCGAGTCCGAGCATTTGTGGTATACACAAAAGCCATTGACCTCCAAGTTCCACTTGGTACTGTGCTACTCTGATATACTCCATCTGCATTTGTATATCTAATTTGACTTGAACTTACAGTTACGCCAGCTTGTGTACTCGAACTTCCAGTATAGTAACAAAAAGCATAACTACCAACAGCATTTAAAGATGTACTAGGTGTCCCTGCTGGACCAGTAGGACCAGTCGGACCTGTTGGCCCTGTACCTCCTGCACCCCCAGATGGACCAGTAGGACCAGTAGGACCTGTTGGACCAGTAGAACCATTATTACCATTAGGACCTGTTGGACCAGTTGGACCAGTACCTCCTGTTGGACCAGTACCGCCAGTAGGTCCTTGTAAAGCAACATTTGTAACAGTTCCTTTTACCCAAGCACTAGCTGAAGTATCATATACTGCAACAATGTCTGCACCTTGAAAAGATGTTGTTGTGCTAAATGAAGTAAGAGAACTGCCTACGTTAGCACCGTCTGTTACATCAGCACTAGCTTCTACACCATCTAACTTAGTGCCATCAGATGCTACATCGCGACCATCTACTGTGCCTGATACTGTAATGCTACCTGTTGTTGAAACATTCCCTGTTGCCAATGCTCCAACATTTAACGAGGCGAAAGCATCTGCAACCGCCGCTCCATTACCTGCACCATCTAAATAAATAGCTTTGGTTTGACCATTAGGTATTGTTACATTTGCACCAGAACCTTGTGATATAATTATAGATTGTGAACCACTTGTGCCATTTTCTATATATTGAACTCTTTTCATGGTATTAGGTGCAATGGTTATCGTACAAGCACTATCTAATGTTCCAGTATATTTGAGGTACATGGCTCTACCTGCATCTGTACTCCCATCTGCAACTGTGGTTGTATGTGTATTGGCATTAGTTGTTATAGCTTCTGTGCCAAAACCTAAGGCTTCACCAATAAGCTCTAAGTTAGTATTGGTGGTATTACCCCAAGTTCCACTACCATCACCAGTTCCAAGTTCATTTAATCTTAAATTATTTACATAGGTACTAGCCATTAAAACCTCCTAAGCTATTGTTATGATAGCATTTGCACCTGCGGCAGGAAAAACAATTCTAAAAGTACCAGAAGAAACTGTAAAATCACCACCAAAGTTTAAAATTGCTATTGCTTTATCACCATTGGTATCATTATAAATTAAAGCACCTCTTGCTGTAAATGATGCACTTGTCCATGTTGGGTCGGCGGCGTCAAAAAAAGCAGTTGTACCAGTAGATGATACTGATTTACTACTTAATGTTTCTCCACCTGTTGTGTAACCATTGCCATTAGCAACCTCATTTGATGTTGTATAAGCAGTTGTACCTGCTCCTAGTGATGCAGAACTTGTATAAAGAGCTATCTTTAATGTATCTGCTACTAAATCGTGTTGTTCATCTAAGATTTCAACCTTAAATGATGTCGCCATTGCTTGTGATATCGCCATTGTTAAATACCTCCTTCGTATTCTGCTTGATAATTACGTTGCATTTCTTGTTGAAACAAAGCTATCGCTTCATCAAATTGTGCCTTATATAAGTTTACACTATCTGGAGCCTTTAGAAAAGCAGAACTTTCATATAGACAAGCTGACAGTAAAACTTGTTCGGCATTATCTCCTACCCAATTATTAGCATTAGTAGCAGACAATCCAGTTTCAAGACCTATAAAATCAATCTCATAAGCCAAAGTGGCTGATGGAGAAGGTCCTATTAATAATTTTATCCCTGATGTAGTTGCTTTTTTAGTGGCATACATAAAAGGAACTCCAGTTGTACTTGCATTTGGAATATAATCTCTTAGATAACTATCTACCCTATGTTTTAAATAAATAACATCACTGTCTCCACGAGTTACAGCTACTTGTCTTATCATTCTTGCATTAGGAACGTCATATTCTTTTGTTCCTACTACAAAATTACCAGTTAATTCTTTTCTGTAACAAGGTAGATTTGGTAATCTAGCAAATATCATGTTTTCTGCTTGAGTAATTATTTCTGGTATAGATGTAGAAAGTTCTGTTCCATCATCTTCTAAAAAATTTTTTATATTTGCTTCTAATTGTGTAAAATTCATTTAATTACCCCACGTATCATCATTCCATGCACCTTGACCAAAGCCAGGATTAATGCTTACTGAACCAATTCCACCAGTTCCTGTAACACCAGTTTCATTTATTTCTGTTTCTACATTGAAAGTACCAATTGCAGTTGTTCCTGTAACTTTAGTAACTTCTACCACAAATGATGCTTCAAAAGAACCTATTGCAGTTGTACCTACTAATCCACTTGTATTAACTTCTGTCTCTAATCCTTCTGTACCTACTGCAATAGTTCCTGTAACTCCAGTTGCTGTTAAATCACCTAGAACAAGATAATCACCAATTCCTGTTGTTCCTTCAAGACCAGATGGGAAAGGACCAATAAATATATCAATAGATGATGAACCAATACCACCAATTCCTCTTACTTCATTATCGCCACCCCATACACCAATACCCCATGTTTGTTCTCCCCAACCATTAGTATTAGTTTCTGGTATTTCACTTTCAGCAACTTCATTTCCTGCATTTGCAGTACCTTGAGCACCAATACCATTTACAGTTAGATTAAGTTGTCCATTACCTTCTTCACCAAATGTTCCAATACCACCAGTACCTTGAACACCACTAGCCAAAGGCTCATTACCCACTGTTTCAGCACCAGTTGCTCCAGTTCCAGCGACTCCACTAGCAATTACGTCTGATTGTAGTACAGAAGTACCTATTCCACCAGTTCCTGCAACACCATTTGAAAGCTCAAACACTCTATCAAAATTAAAGGTTGATGTTCCTATTGCTCCAGTTCCTGCGACACCAGTAATAACTGCACTATTCTGAAAATCACCAATAGCAGTAGTACCAGTAACTTTGCTTACATTCACATCTTTTTGGTCTTGTGGTGTATAATTTCCTATAGCAAAGGTTGCTTCATTTCCTGTTACAACAAAACCTGCACCTACTGTTCCTATGGCTCCAGTACCTTCTACACCTGTTTGTTCTTCTTCTATTATAAATGAAACTACACCAATAGAGCCTAAAGAAGAAACACCAGAACCAGTTTGTGCTCTAGCTATTCTTGATGCAAATATATCTTGAGTAAATCCAATTTGTATTGTTACATTTTCTGGGTCATTATCTGGTCTTGGATTAAATAAGGCTGTGGCATCAAAAACATTTTTTGCAGGTGTTAATTGTGGGTGTTTTGGGTCATATTCATCTGGTTCTACACGTAAGTTATCCCATGTAGTTTTAAGTTGTGTATATTTAACTTCAAAACCACTTATATCACTTATTGCTTTTGCTTTTATTCCTGATGAATATTTTGCCATTATCTTAAATTTAAACCTGTTGGCTGTAATGTTAATGAAACACCATCGTTATCGTTTTTAGAAGCGAAACCAAAAGCTTCATCATACAAAAGTTTTAAAAGTTGATATTTATCTGGTGCATATTTTACAGCCAATTTACTAGCTAAACCTGCACAAATACATTCAGACCAAGTATAAGGTATATCGCTATCTTGATTAGATAAAGTAACATCATCTAATTGTGTCATAGCCCAATAATTTAATTTGTATGTGCCTATATCTGGTGTTTGCCATAGATAAACTTTATAAATATTATTTGAACCTGTTTGCCTACCTTTATCTAACATATATTGGTTAGGTCTACCAGTTGAGGTTTTATTTGGTATTTGATTATATTCGCCAATAGTTACTCTATTAAGTATTGTATCGGTTCTTATGGCATCTGCTGTATTAAAAATAACAACATCAAGAAAATCTAAAACACCTGCTGGTAAATCGTAGGCACTTGTACCTGCAACTAAAGTAAGTTGATTTTGAGTAACAGTCCAATAATTAATGCCACGATTTGCCCATTCAGAAAATAATAGATTTAAACTTCTTCTGGCAGATATGGCTTGGTCTCCAGTTCTTGTCTGAATATCAATGCCACATCTTTCAAAAGACTCTGTTATTAATTCTTCAATATTTGGTCTAAATGATACTGTTCCAGATGTTGCCATTTACTGCACCTTATAGTTTTTCTTCACTCTCATAACTATTTGGTAACTATCATTTGCCGCCGCTCCAGTTGTAGTATNNTNCATCACCAG